GTATTATCGTTTGCGGTAGTGTTTAAGGCCAGTGCATTGCGACCTACAGCTGTGTTGTTTGCACCCGTGGTATTAGCTCCTAAAGAGTTTTGCCCAACGGCTGTAAGGTCACTCGCAGTCGTGTTTGACTCTAAAGCGCTTTTACCAACAGCGGTATTTCGCGTGCCAGTGGTGTTTTCTTCTAAAGCTTGAAAACCAACGGCAACGTTGTGGTTTGCAGTATTTTTTTCTAGTGCTTGATTGCCTACAGCGACACATTCTGAGCCTCCAGTATTAGTAATCAGTGCAGCATCACCAACAGCAACGTTGGAGTTGCCAGTTGTGTTCGCGCCAAGTGCTCGATAGCCGAGTCCAGTATTAGCAGCCCCTGTGGTGTTTGCGTCTAATGAAAGCGAACCAACAGCTGTGTTATCTGCGCCAGTACTGTTTAGCCGTAAGGTCTGAAAGCCAACGGCAGTGTTGTGGTTGGCAGTTGTGTTTGCATACAAGGCCATAAAACCTTGAGCAGTATTGTTTTCACCAGTCGTGTTGCTATACAGACTGTCTGCACCAACAGCAGTATTTGCATCGGCAACGGTTTGGCTCGTTAGTGCTCTGTAACCAAGAGCTGTGTTATTGCTTTGTGTTGTGTTTGCATCAAGAGCATTAGCTCCTAAGGCAACGTTGCCAGTACCAGTTGTATTAGCACCTAAAGAGGCATAGCCAACCGCAGTGTTGTTGCCTGCAGTTGTATTTGCGTCAAGAGCGTTCACGCCGACGGCAACGTTTTGCGTCCCACTGGTATTAACCATCAACGCATTTTTACCAACAGCAGTATTTTCGCTTGTTGATGTTTGATCACGAAGGGCGTTCGCGCCTACTGCGGTATTGTTATTGCCACTGCTTGAGCCTAAAGCTGCATAGCCAACCGCAACGTTGCTACCTCCAGTGTCATTTGCATCAAGGGCGACTGCTCCAACAGCGGTGTTACGCACACCAGTGGTATTCGCACCTAGTGCCTCGTCACCAATGGCGGTGTTGTTATTGCCTGTAGTGTTTGCATCAAGTGCGTTGTTGCCGACAACCGTGTTCGTCGCAACGTCACCCGCTCCACGGCCAACCGTGATGACATTGATCAGCGCATCCGTTACTGACAGCGTGCCACCTGTTGTCGTTCCAACTTCAAGCCATGCGTTGTTTGCGCTGTTCCGCAGCTTGATCTTGTTATTGGTGGTGTCAACCCAGATTTGATACGCGTAGGTGGTGGCAGGCTCAGAGCTGGAGCTGTTCTGGCTGACGATTGCGGCCAGGGCGTCATTCAAGTCCGAACGGACTGCTGCACCCGTTCCATTGGCAATCACATAATCGTGGGTAGCCATGCTCTAGCTCGCGTCAGACGACATTGCATCCATCTTAAACGCCCCTGCCAAATCCCACCGCTGTGTAAGTAAAAGTCCGATCTTGGTTGTTGCCGCTTGAATCCAGCACATCAAGATCAAAGCCAGCGCCCGTAACGTTGCTTACGTTGACCCGCTCACCATTGCCTAGGTTTTGCACCGTAATACCAACGCTCGGCAGGAAGTTGTTCAGGTTGCCCAGCGCCGACGTACCAACGAAGAAGGCGTTGTCAAAAGTCACCGACTTAGTGCTGGTGCCTGATGCGATGGGCTGGCTGATCTCCTCCCTGCGCTGGAAGTTGGTCTCATAACCCAGTTGATCAACCAGAATGTTTTGCGCGATGTCAGCACTGGTCAGCTCTGCCTTGAACTGGAACGCACGGCCCTTAAACGTTCCAGCGACAAATTCCTGCCACGCCGTATAAGTCGGAGTTCCTGATGGATCGTCGTCGGTCCTTCGCATGTAGAGCTTTGCGTTGACAGCATCAGCTTCTGTGCCGTCAAAATCATTCCAAGTGTCGATCAGGGCACTGCGAGCATCAATCGTGTCGTTAGGGAAGAAAGCCCTTGTAACGAACCGTCTTGTGATGTCGAGTGAAAAACGTGCGCCAAGGTCCAAGGTGTTGGCGAACTGATACTCAGCAGAGCTAACGATGTCTCCCAAGAAATCGAATGATGTGATCGCGTCAAAGTCTGTTTCCGAATCAAGCTGGCCGTTGCCATCAATCACCAGCGCATCAAGGTCGTCGCTGTAGAAACAGTCAGTCTTCGTGCCCTGGAACGGCGGAGTGTCCTGATCTTCTCTGCGGGTCTGGACCGTAATCCTGCCAACAGCATCAGGAAAGTCCATGAGCACGCTGGTGGCGTTCGTGCTCTTGTTGCCCAGTTCATCTTCAAACTTGACCAGAATCTCGCCTTCAATCAAGGGCACAATGGCTTCAGTTGAGTTGCCCGCAACAGCAGGGATCAGGTCGACAGAGTTAGGCCAAGTTGCTGTTCCGTCAGTCAGGTTGCTGTGCTTGACATGCACAAGGCCATTCACCTTCACGTCAAGGTCAACAGTCTGATCCCAGCGCAGGCGAGCACTATTAGCGCTGATTGGCTCGATCGACAGATTCTGCACATCAGCAGGCACTGCCGTTTTGCCTAGCAACGTGAAGGTTGCTGATGCCGTACCGCTCTGCTTGCCGAGGTAGTTTTTGGCGATAATTTGCACCGTCAAAGTGCCTGCACGCAAAGTACGCAAAGTGACAGACGGTGCTGCAGTACTTATTTGTTCAAAGTTGTCATCATCAAGCCTGTACTTGACCTCAAACTCATTGACGTTTAGACGGGCATGACTCCAGCTCAGGTCGAAGCCAGTGTGAACTGTCTGGCCCTCTTGATAGAGGAACTCAGTACCACTCAGATTTTCTGGAGCTGCAGGGATGCCTGAAAGATTTGTTATGTCTCGTGCAGTGAGCGAGACATCTTGCTCAACGGCGTTGTAGATCGACTCATTGTATGCAAGGGCAGTAACGCCAACAGTGCCGTCATTGTTGTCAGCAACAGAAACAACACGAAACTGTTGCGATTGAATGTCAGTCGTCTGGATCAACCAAACAGCAGCAGCATTAGGTGCCTCGCTGAAAGCATCTGAGACAGTGATTGCAGTGCCTGAAATACTGTCGATATTTTTTGTCTCAACCAAGCCAGTTGGCATCATCACCGAGATAGTCGGTGTATTAGCCAAGTTGACTGAGAGATTAATGTCACTGTCGACTGTGATGACAGTTGTCGTTGCAGAGCTGACACGTCCACTGCGCCTTGTACCAGCACGCAGGGGATCAGCAATATCTACCACCATGCCTGGCGTGATGACGATGCCACTGTCGATCGCAACAGCAAACGAGCAGCTTTCAGTAATGTTTTTCTCGCTTAAGAGCGTCCACTTACCAAGCCTGTGCGCTTGACCTTGTGAATAACAACCCAGAGCACGAATGTCTTTGTTAATGATGCCGTACTTGGCTACTGCCTCAGCGTCCTCAACATATTCGTATTCAACCTCGCCAAGGTTTTCGTAACTCTGCCAACCAACAGTCGCACAAGTGTGTCTTGTCTTTTCTGCTGTGCCCGTGTAAGTAAACAGGCCGTCAACGACATTGGAAGGTCCAAGCAAATACTGCGCATCAGTAGGCTTGTCTTGCCTAAGGACAAGAGATCCTGCTCCGTAATAGGCAATGCCACGGAAGACACTTGTCAGTTGTTGAATGACGTTATATACCTCGTCTCTGCTATTAATCAAGATGTTGAGGCTAAATCGTGGCTCTTGCCCGCCTTTACCGTCATCGACTAAAGCGTTGCAGTATTGAGAAACAGAGAAAAAGTCAAATTTGTCAAGCGTGCTCTCGTCTACGCCAACTCCATAACGACGCTGATCAATCAGCAAATCGTACAAGCACCACGCAGGATCATTAGTCCAAGCAGCGGCTTGAAAGGTGCCATCCCAAGTTCCCGAATAGGTGATCCTTCCGAGATGTGTTGTCGTATCTACAGTTGCATTGCTCGGGATCTTTACCTTCATCCCGCGTATCAAATACTTGCGGGCTGGCACACTGCTGAACTGCTTTGCGCTGAAGCGCAGTCCCATCAATGCACTGTTTGGATAGCGCAGCTTCTCGTCTTGTATTTCGGTATATGCACTCCAAAAAATATCGCTTGACCTTTTAGTGCTGCTTTCGTTAGCGCTTGTTCTAATGACACGAATATCGACAGGAAACGTACCATCAAAATTGATGATGTAATCCCTTTGATACAAGCTGCTGCTTTTGCCACTAATGGTGTCAGTCAAGTAGGTGTTATACCCGCCACCGTTGTACTGAATGTCAACACGCAGGGATACTGAGTTTCCTAAAATATCTCCTTCATCGGTAATTTTTTGGAGCGCAGGTACGTTAATGGTAACCCTCACTCTATCGACATCAGTGTCAGTAATTTGACG